CGAGACGGTTGTTGCCACTGTTCCTGCGAACAGCCAGCTTTGGCAGGTCAGCGTGGATGTCACTACCGCTTTTGACGCGGCCACCACTAACACGTTTGACATTGGTGACGGCACTACTGCTGACAAGTACGCTGACGCGCTAGATGTTAGCTCTGCGGCAAGATTGCTTGCCACATCTGACGTGAGCCAGCTTGGTAACTTGGTTGACATTGGTACGACGGATGTTGACGTAACCGTTACCTACAACCAGACAGGCACTGCCGCTACGGCTGGCGCCGCAACGGTTACCGTTCTGTACCTCCAAAACAGAAACCTTTCTTAATCAGCTCGGGGGCGTAAGCCCCCTTTTTGGAGGACAAAATGGCTGACACAGTTACCAGTCAGACAATAGAAGACGGCCCCCGCACCGCAATCTTTGCGTTCACCAACGTCAGCGACGGCACAGGCGAATCGGCTGTGACCAAGATCGACGTGTCCGCTCTCTCCAATAACCCCGTTGATAATGGCGCATGCACCAGCGTGAACATTGAGCGCGTTTGGTATTCAACCATTGGCATGGGTGTTGAGATTTTGTTTGACGCGACGGCAGACGTTTTAGCTTGGGAGCTTCCTGCTGACTACTCAGACTCACTGGACTTTTCCTCTTTTACGGGCATCCGCAACAATGCTGGATCCGGTAAGACGGGTGACATTAAGTTTACGACCGTAGGTCACACTAGTGGCGACTCTTATACAATCGTCCTGCAAGTAAAAAAGAACTACGGCTAATGCGGCTGTATTACAAGAAGGGCGGCAAAACAAAGTCGAAGGTAAATGAAGCTGGAAACTACACTAAGCCCTCTTTACGGAAGCGGCTATTTAACAAAATCAAAGCTGGGGGAAAAGGCGGTAAGCCGGGGCAGTGGTCAGCAAGAAAGGCCCAAATGCTCGCAAAACAGTACAAAGAGGCTGGCGGAGGCTACAAGGACTAATGGCGCTCAAAAAACCGCAAAAGTCACTCAAGAAGTGGACAAAGCAGAAGTGGCGCACAAAGTCCGGCAAGCCGAGCACCCAAGGCTCGAAAGCGACGGGCGAAAGGTATTTGCCTGAAAAAGCGATTAAGTCTTTGTCTTCTAGCGAGTATGCCGCCACTACCCGGAAGAAGCGTGCAGACACCAAGAAAGGCAAACAGCACTCCAAGCAACCCAAGAAGGTTGCCAAGAAAACGGCGAGGCATAGGAAGTAATGCGACAGTATTACAGCAAGGGCGGTCGAGTCGATAAAAAAGCGATGTCCTGCAATAAGCCAAAGCGGACGCCAAATCATCCGAAAAAGTCGCACATCGTAAAGGCATGTGAAGGCGGCAAGGAAAAGGTGATCCGCTTTGGCCAGCAGGGCGTCAAGACCAATCAGACGGTTGGTCAGCGCAAGGCGTTTAAGTCGCGTCATGCCAAGAACATAAAGAAGGGGAAAATGTCTGCGGCCTACTGGGCAGATAAGGTTAAATGGTCGCCCAGCAAGACCAAGTCTCAATCCAAGAAATGGAAGAAAGGTAGCTGACATGGCGATTAGCAGGGCGCAGGCATCAAAGCAAACTCAAGACGCACCGAGATCCAGAAAGAAGCAGGACAAGGTTGGCAAGGTCATGCGTGAGTTTGAAGCTGGCAAGCTAAAGTCTGGCGGCTCAAAAAAGAAAGTGACCGACAAGAAGCAGGCTATTGCCATTGCTTTGTCTGAGGCCGGGCTTAGCAAGAAAGATGGCGGCGTCTTGCCAAAACCAAAGTGCAGGAACGGTATAGCTGTTCGCGGAAGAACTAGAGGGCGGGTTGTATAAATGGCTACGAGCGGAACGACCGGCTTTACTCTTGACCTGTCAGACATTATTGAAGAGGCGTATGAGCGTGCGGGTCTTGAGCTACGAAGCGGCTATGACTACAAAACTGCTCGCCGCAGTCTTGATCTGCTCATGGACAGGATCATACAACCTTAGCGCTGACAAGTTAGATATTATCGAGGGACTGCTTCGCACGGACGCAGGCGATAGCTCCAAGCAGTCTGACTTGACCATGCAGAGAATCTCTGTCAGCCAGTACGCGCATCAGACGAATAAATTAACCCAAGGGCGCCCTTTGCAATACTATGTTGAGCGCAAGCCAACGGGTATTACTGTGCACTTCTGGCCAGTGCCGGACGCCACAACCAGCTACACCTTTGCGTACTACTACATGGAGCGCATTGAGGATAGCGGAAGCCCTGCTTCTAACAACATGGATGTGCCGGCTCGTTTCCTTCCCTGTCTGGTTGCGGGGCTGGCATATCAAATTGCCAGCAAAAGGCCGGAGGCGCTACAACTAGCTCCAACCTTGAAGCAGGTTTATGAAGAGCAATGGAGCTTGGCGGCAGACGCGGCAAGAGAAAAGGCGTCTTTGTATGTTGCACCCGGAGGCTATAACGACCTATGAGCAGTTATGCCAAGGGGAAGCACGCATTCGGGTTTTGCGACAGGACGGGTTTTCGCTATCCGATCAGAGACCTTGTCAGGCAAATTGAAGATGGGCGCTGGAATGGCCTACTGGTTGGTCGGGATGTGGTTGATCAAGATCAGCCTCAGCTCAAGCTAGGAGATGTCAATGCAAGCGATCCTCAGGCGCTTAGGTTCCCAAGGCCAGACAATAGCCTTGACGAAAGCAGATCATTGTCCGCTTTTGATCCGGTTGGCGGCGGCAATACTGCTCTTGGTAGTAGGACTGTTGGCCTCGACATGGCCGGACAAGTAGGCCGCGTCACGGTGGAGATATCCTGATGGCTTTTACCTATACCACGCTGAAGCAGGCGATTCAGGATTATGTTGAGTCAACGGAAACCAGCTTCGTTAACAACCTGCCAACGATCATTACGCAGGCTGAAGATAGGATACTGAAACGATGTCAGTTGCCAGACTTCAGGCAGAATGTCACGGCGAATATGACCTCCGGAAACCAGTATCTCGCAATGCCGTCAGATTTCTTGACGCCGTACTCGCTTGCAATCGACAACTCCGGGTACGACTATCTGCTCTTCAAGGATGTCAACTTCGTTCGTCAGGCATACCCGTCATCTTCTACTACGGGCACTCCAAAGTGCTACGCAATTTTCAGCGACACTTACTTTTTGATCGGGCCGACCCCGGACAGCAATTACGCGGTAGAACTTCATTACTTCCACAAGCCGGAGTCAATCACGGTCTCGGTCTCTGGAACGAGCTGGCTCGGCGACAACGCCGAATCTACTTTGCTTTATGGCTGTCTTGTTGAGGCGTATACCTATCTCAAAGGAGACGCCGACCTCATGCAGTTATATGCTCAGCGCTACGAAGACGCCATATTAAGGCTGGAGGAACTGGGTGAGGGTTATAGCACCACGGACAGTTACCGTAGCGGCGCAGTGAGGAAGCCTAGAAGCTAATGCTGGAGTTGAGCGTAGGCACCGTTAGCGTCCAAACCACCAGTAATAGAGGCTTTACTCCGGAAGAGGTTGCGGAGAGGTGTCTCGATAAGATTATTAGCGTGTCGGAATCCGCCCCTCAGGCTTTGCGGGATCAGGCGCTGTCTTATCGGAAAAGCATCCGCGCTGTCTTGCTTTATTACATGAAAGAGGCGATCAACAGTGATCGCACCACTATTTACAACGCTCTGGTTGATGCAGGGCAAAAAGACCTAGCCGAAGCGATCAGGAGACTTTAAATGGCATTTACCGGAAACTACATGTGTACCTCCTTTAAGCAGGAGCTAATGGAGGGTGTACACAACTTTAAGCTGTCGGGCGGTAGCACCTTCAAGCTGGCAATGTATGACAACAATGCCAGCTTTACTGCGGCGACCACGGCATATACCGCGACAGATGAGGTTAGCGGCACGGGCTACAGCGCAGGTGGCGGCACTTTGACTCGGGTAGATCCGACCACTTCCGGCACAACGGCGTTCACGGACTTTGCTGACCTCACGTTTAGCACAGCTACTGTGACTGCTCGCGGAGCTTTGATCTATAACGACACAGCGGCGGGCGATCCCAGTGTTGTGGTTTTGGATTTTGGCTCCGACAAAACATCTACGGCGGGCGACTTTACTATTGTTTTCCCTACTGCGGATGCCAGTAACGCGATTATTCGGATAGCGTAATGACCGATGTCGTCGTCCCATTAACCGGCTGGGGCAGAGGCGCGTGGAGCGATCTTGGCTGGGGCGAAGGCAGTGTTACCAATGCGGGGGCTACGGGTAATGTAGGCTCCGTCACAGTAATAGCAGAGGCCAATGTCAATGTGACGGGGCTTTCTGCAACAGCGGCGGTAGGGACTGCCACTGTAACGGCAGACGCCAACACAAGTGTCACCGGGCTTGAAGCAACCGGTGCGGTAGGCTCAGTAGCTGTCATTGCTGAAGCGAATGTGGCAGTGACCGGTCTTGCAGGTACCTCTGCGGTGGGTTCAGTAACTGTCACCGCCGATGCCAACACAAGCGTCACTGGGCTTGAGGCGACCGGCGCAGTGGGGTCGGTGACCGTAACGGGCATTGCGAATGTAGCGGTTACGGGGCTTGAAGCAACAAGCGCGGTAGGCTCCATTACGGTCAGGACCGTCAACAATGTGCATGTCACAGGCGTTTCTGGGACGGGTGCGGTTGGGTCGGTTACCACTGTTGCTCCGGCCAATGTATACCCTGTGGGGGTATCTGGAACCGGAGAGGTCGGACCCGTCTTGGTTTGGGGCGTTATTGTTCCGGATCAAACGCCAAATTATGTCAACGTGACGCCGTCTCAGTCTCCGGGGTGGTCGGCAATAACACCGTCGCAGACGCCAAATTATGAAGATATTGCGGCATAAAGAGGATTAACGAATGCCTAGCACATACACTACAAATCTTGGTATTGAGAAGATTGCTACTGGTGAGCAGTCAGGTACATGGGGAACCACCACCAATACCAACTTTGATCTGATTGACACTGCGGTAAACGGCATTGTTTCAATCACTCTCGCTAGTGCGGGAACCTCCGGCTCACCCAACGACCTACCGATTACTGACGGCACTGCGTCTAATGGCCGCAACAAGTTTATTGAGTTTGTTGATGGCGGCGACCTTGGCGCGACAGCGTATGTCCAGCTTACCCCTAATGATGCCGAGAAGATTGTTCACATCCGCAACAGCTTGTCTGGCAGTCGGTCAATTATTGTCTTTCAGGGCACCTACAACGCATCCAATGATTTTGAGATCCCTAACGGTGCAGATGTCACCCTGAAGTTTGACGGGGCCGGAACGGGCGCTACCGTCACCGATGTTAATGTTGACTTGACGGTAACAGGCGTCACGGCCACCTCAACAGCCAGCTTCTCCGGCGCAACCATTGATGATCTGGGCACGGTTACTACCGCCGATATTAACGGCGGCACTATTGACGGCACCGTTATTGGCGGGTCATCTGCCGCCGCAGGAACCTTCACCACGTTCACCTCCACAGGCATTGACGATAACGCCACAAGCACTGCGATTACGATTGATTCAAGCCAAGACGTTACCTTTACGTCAGACGCTAAATTCCCTGATAACGGCAAGGCTATCTTTGGTGCTGGGTCTGACTTAGAGATTTACCATGATGGTTCGCATAGTAGGATTGACGAACAAGGCACTGGTGTTTTATTTCTACAGACTAACGGAACTAACATACAGCTTAATAAAGGAACAAGCGAGAATATGCTTGTTGCTAATGTGGATGGTTCTGTTGATCTTTACTACGACAACAGCAAAAAACTCGCTACAACCTCCACAGGCATTGATGTCACGGGTACTGTTGATGTAAGCGGTGTCGCTCAAATTGGAGGCAGTACAGATTTATTATATTTGTCGGGAAAGACAGGCACTCACGCCTATGTGTCTTTAGGAGCAAGCAGCACCGCGCAAGACTTTTTTATTGGAGCAGATACCGCAATACCTTTGATTTTTAGAACCTCTGCCACAGAGCGTATGCGCATAGACTCCAGCGGCAGGGTTGGTATTGGTTGTACGCCTGAAGACTGGGATCCAGCTTTTGATGTGCTGAGAATAGGTAAAACAGCCAGTTTATTTAGTTACGATACCGCTGGTGATGGCATGTGGCTTGGAAGCAATGCTTTCTATGACGATACTCTAAATAACTATAAGTACATCAGTACAGATCCAGCCAGTTTGTATGCTCAACTTAACGGTACACACACTTGGTCTTATGCCGCATCAGGCACAGCAGACACCCAAGTAACTTTTTCCGAAGCCATGCGTATCGACTCCAGCGGCAACGTTGGTATTGGCACTACGAGTCCTGATGAGCCTTTAGTCGTTGATGGCGGGGTAAAGATAAGAGGCACTAATAAGTTAAGTTTTACCAATACATCAGACCAAACATACATTACTGCCGCCTCAAGTAACGTATTAGCGTTTGGAACCGATAGCACAGAACGTATGCGTATTGATAGCTCTGGTAACGTTGGTATTGGTACTACTGCACCTTCAAGACTCCTTCATCTAAAAGCCGCAGACTCTTGTTTGCTTCAGTTACAAGTCGGAAACACCACTGGAAACTGTCAGCTTTTATTTGGTGACTCTAGCTCAACGACTGTCGGCAAGATTCTCTACAACCACACCGGCAACTCCATGAGCTTTGAAACTAACGGCTCAGAACGTATGCGTATCGACTCCAGCGGCAACGTTGGTATTGGTGTTACGCCACTAGGTTCCTCGTCTGGAGCGTTTACTCAATTACAAATTGGGGGCGGATCTGGCCAGTCTACGTTGTTTGGACAAAACAATGACCATGCAATAGGTATGGTTTCTGGGGCGTACTACGATGCTTCTAACAATTTAAAGTATTCTGCAACCAGCTTAAGAGGTCTTAGTCGTTTGTACCTTTACGATGGGACTCTTCAGTTTGCCAACGCCCCATCAGGAACAGGAGGCGCGACTGCTACTTTGACAGAACGTATGCGTATAAATTCCACAGGCAGTCTTATTTTAACAGGCGGCGGTGGAACTGTTACTGATACGCACGGGACGGCATCACGAACAAATCTACAGCTAGATGGGTCCAGCGAAACTATAATCACGTTTAGTCAGTCAGGCACAACGCGTGGATATTTAAATGCCACGTCAAATAATTTTGATTTAGTTGCTGGAACTGGCAGTAAGCTAAGGCTTTTATCAAACGGTAGCGCATCAACCGCTGTAACTCTAGACACCAGCGGCAACTTGCTGGTTGGTAAAACCACAACTGCACTAACTACGGCTGGTGTTGCATTACTGCCAAACGGTGAGTTGTATGTCACAAGAGACGGGGGCCCAACAACATACTTTAATAGAGAAACCTCTGACGGTGACATTGTTGTACTGCGCAAAGACAACACCACTGTGGGGAGTATTGCAAGCGTAGGTGGCACAGGTTTAAGGATTAACAGTCAAGGTGCAACTGGGTACCTCCAGAATGGCGGTTCTGATAAATATACTTGGAGCGATTCTGCTTTTGCACCTGCCAATGACAATCTTAGAGATTTAGGTAGTGCTAGTTATCGCTTCGATGACGTTTACGCCACCAACGGCACTATCCAAACCTCTGACGCTAACGAGAAACAAGATATTGAAGCCTTATCAGAAGCAGAGACTCGCGTTGCTGTAGCGGCTAAAGCACTCTTGCGTAAATTCCGTTGGAAGTCTGCTGTTGAAGAAAAAGGTGATGACGCTCGTATTCATTTTGGGATTATCGCACAAGACCTACAGGCGGCATTTGAGGCTGAAGGTTTAGACGCAGGTGACTACGCAATGTTTATCCACAGCACTTGGACAGACGAAGAGACTGGTGAAGAGCGTAGCCGCATGGGTGTACGTTATTCAGAACTACTCGCATTTATTATTGCGGCAATTTAAAGGAGCATAAACTATGTTTAACTGGACTGTATCAGCAATGGACTACACCGTATCACAAGACGGACACACCAACGTAGTCAACACCGTACACTGGCGTGTATCCAAGACTGACGGAGACAACTCTGGCTCATCCTACGGCACTGTTGGCCTTGAGGCTCCTAGTGGCTCGTTTGTTGAGTGGGCTGATGTTACCGAAGAGATGGCTGTTGGCTGGGCTAAAGCGGCTCTGGGTGACGATCAGGTAGCGGCTACAGAGGCGGCTATTGATGCACAGATTGCAGAGCAAGCTACACCTACGTCTGGCACTGGCGTTTCTTGGTAATCTAATGAATGGATCCTCTTTCTTTAATTGCTATGGCGTCTACAACCTTCAAGGGTATACAGACGCTAGTAAACAAAGGTGCTGAGATTGAACACGTTGCTCAGAAGCTGGGTGCTTGGTATTCCTTTGCTGCTGACATAAGACAAGCAGAAAAAGAAGCTGAGAGTCCCGGTGTATTCAAAAAGTTATTTGATGGT